GGGAAGTCTTACCGTCGTTGCTACTGATATGATGCGGTTTGATGAGGCCTGGGTTGATTGCCAGGTGCCTCAATTGTCCGTGGATTTTGCTTGGTTGCCGTTGAAGCAGGCTGTTCGCAGCTGCTTTGACGTGATTAAGGATTCCTGGAAATGTTATCTCGCTCAGAAAGTTTGTAGTGTTGATGCACCTTGGGGTGACTCTGATGATTTGCTTAGGATGATTAAGTTCGTCGATGATTATGATAGGAAAGTGGATGAGTTGTCTGTAGTTCATGAAACTGCGCTCCTCAAACACATACTGTGCGACGAAGCTGAAGATCTTAAGTATATTGATGATAATGGTAACAACAAGTTAATAATAGCGTCTGTTGTTGATGCCGATACTCCGCGCACCAGTGATGGTGAGTTGGTTGAGGCAGGGCGTGATGGTGGTGACTATACAGTAGCGGAGTTGTATGAAAAGAACTTCGTTAATGCTGTGGCCATGCTGTTGCGTGGGAAATACGGGTTGCGCAAGGATACCCCCCTTGATAGGGAGATGGGGGAGCGTGCAGCACGTGAGATGCTTAGGGATGTTCATGTTACCAACACTTTAGTCGCTCTTGTTTCGGTGCAAGCGTCCCACCTGTGGATGTGCCGTACTGTCATTGACAGTGTGGTGCAGTCCGCTCGTACGGGTTTTCAGTGAGGGGTGTCCAGCCCGTGTGGGGGGTATGCACTGCAGTTAGTTCTGTGTTGCACCCAGCCATTCGGGTGAGGAGTGTCGCACGCCCCCGCGACCCCGTTAGAATTAGTTATAGCGTAGTTTACAGTTCTCCTGGAGCTGTGTTTGGTGTGCATAATAATTCGTTAATAAATCTGAAGAGGGGGTTGAATGAAAGGGTTTTCTACCGCGATCAATATCACAAAGAGTGCACTATGCCAAACAATGGTGCATTTTCCAAGCTTGCTGTGTTTGACAGAGACCTTAAAAGCTTCCGAGTCCAGGAATGGACGGAGGAGCAAATGGTTGAGTCTTACACTGGCAGCCAGAGAACACGGTATGAACAAGCCCTTGAATCCCTCCGGCGTAAGCCTTTCAGTCGTGATGATGCAATCGTCAAAACCTTCCTCAAAGCGGAAAAAATTAATTTCTCCGCCAAGAAAGACCCTGCTCCTAGGGTCATCCAACCTAGAGACCCGCGCTTTAATCTTACGTTCGGCAAATACATCAAGCCCGCCGAAGGACTGATTTATAAAGCTCTAGGAAGGCTGTATAAGTACCCTTGTGTTGCTAAGGGGTTCAACGCTGCGCAGACTGGTGACATCATCCACAAAAAATGGAAGTTGTTTCTTAACCCTGTTGGCATCTCCTTGGATGCCAGCAGGTTTGACCAGCATGTGAGTGTTGATGCCCTGAAGTATACGCATTCTGTTTATCGTAGGTTCATTAAGGGTGAGGACTTGGAGAAGTGCCTTAACTTGATGTACTCGAATAGGGGCCGCGCCGCTTGCAAAGATGGGTTTTTAACCTATAAAAAGCGTGGCAGCAGAATGAGTGGTGATATGGATACAGCATTGGGGAATTGTGTTCTGATGGTTGCGATGACCTATAGTTTGTGTAGAAGCTTAGGAATACGTCATGAAGTGATGGACAATGGAGATGACATAACCATATTTATGGAAGACACCGATAGGGAGCGGTTTTTGCAAGCCGTCCCTGAGTGGTATGCCAATCTCGGGTTTGATATGAAAGTTGAAGGCGTTGCGCATGAACTTGAACATGTTGAGTTCTGTCAGACAAAGCCCGTCCATCGTGGGGACCAGTATGTGATGGTTAGATTACTGACGTCCCTGAACAAGGATTTGACAACCTTGCTCCCCATACATCAACTGGGAGACTGGTTTAGAGCAATAGGAGAATGTGGTCTCGCATTGACTGATGGTATGCCTATATATGGCGCTTTCTACAAATGGTTGTGCCGCATGGGGGTTAGTTCCAACATGCGGTTACATCCGTTGTGGAGATGCGGTATGGTCAATCTTGCACATAACATGTATTATACCGGTACTGGAGTATCCCCATTAGCGAGGCAAAGTTTCGCCATGGCTTTCGGGATATCTCAGCACCGTCAGATACTGTTAGAGCAGGAATTTGAACGCCTGGGAACGCCGGCACTGGGTAAGCATACAATTAACATAGCTGAAGTCAGTCAGCCCGACCACGATTACTATAAACCAGAAAATTGATATACTAACATTAGATACTAACTTGCACTTTCATCCTGGCAGGACCAAGCAGCCGTATTATAGATAACTGGGACACAATTGAACTTGATCCAAACTTCTACAGACCTCCGCATTTTCAAGCTTCCACCCCTAAAGCTCCCTTGCTACCGTTCAGTGCTGCATTGCCTTTTCTAGGTGTTGCCGCGCTTGGATCAATAGCATCGCAGGCGATCGCGTTGAAGAATCACGAAAAGAAATTTGAGAACAAGCACTATTTGACTTTTGAAGAAGCATACCCAGAAGAATATATGGCGGGGAAAACGAAGATGACAAAGAAACCTACTATTGTGCGTGGTGGAGCAGGAGGCAGTACCTCCCGTTCGCGCTCTCGCCGACCTCGGTCTCGTTCCATGACTTTTGGCCCTCCGTCGTCCGTAGCTTTAGCTCCGGTCAGCGTGGGGAACACTATTCGTGGAGCTCAGACTCTTGTCGTGCAGAAACCGACAGGTTGCGTTCTTTATGGGCGCGACTTCATGTTCACTCCCATCGGCACTGGCACTGTGGAAACATGGTGTTTGGCTGGTGGGGCTCCCATCACTCCTGCTGCCTTTCAGGATTCTATACTCAGGCAGTACTTGCAGATGTACAACAAATTTAAGTTTCTCTCTATCACAGCTCACTACATTACTAGCTCTCCCACGTCTTCTGATGGGGACGTGCTGTTTTATTACAATAAGAATAGGGAGTCTGTGTTTCTTAATCAAACGAGCTCTAATTTGTTGCCGTTTGTCATCTCTGATCCCAACACTATACTTGGACCGCAGTGGCAGAATCATTCTGCTACATTTGATGTTACTTCTGACTGGAAATCCACTGATTATGGAATGACCAGTGATCTGTCTGAGTTCGCTGCTGGAGACCTGTTTCTCCTGACCCGTAGTACCACCACTGATAGCCCTGGTTACGTCCTTTTTGACTATGTTGTCGAGTTTAAGGAGAGATCCTTGATACCTCGATTGGCGTTGTTGCCGCTGGGCAAAATCCAGTGGGCTAATGTTCCGCTGCAGATAGCTGTTGGTGGTGGTAGTGCTACGATTAATTCACCCATATTGTCGACCCTTGGTGGGTTGAATCTTTCTGGTGGTTCCGCAGCGCTTCCCTCCCAGATCAACTTTGGAGACATATTTAAGATGGTTATTGATCGAACCAATAGTACTCTTGGCACAAACTCGTCTGCTTTCTTAACTGCTAATGTTGGGAGCAATGCGTTTGTTACCACGAGTAACATTGGCTTGAATGATGGCACTACACTCTATGCTGTATATCAGGGGAACGCCTGGACGTGGTACACATCATTGGATGCGGCCATTGTGGGCTCTGTTCCTCTTGCTTATAGTGCCACAGCAGTCATGACAGTCTCCACAGTTCAGACCTGGATGTCGTATGTGTTTACGGTGTCCGGTAATAATGTGCAACCTAATTTTTAGTTTTCATCGTGGATCAGGTAACCACGTTAAATAATCCTTTGTGCGCAGTAGGCTTCGGCCGGAGATTAACGACCTCCCGCATACCAGTTTTAACCCTTCCCATGCCTAGCGAACATGGGTCGTAACTAGTAGCATAAGCGAGGGCAGTGTATTAACGACACACTGGCCGTCGGGAAGTCCCTCTTAATTGAGTTGTCGTACCGATATGTAATGCCACACGCAATGTGAAACGAGGAACCCAAGCAAAGCGCATAGTAGTACAACGGGATTTCATGGTTGGAGTCAGCTCCCTGGTACCCGCCCAGAAGGGGGAGCAGCCATGAAATGAGGTCGAGAGACGCTAAGTTGTGCTGAAGGCTTTGTTGGAATTATCAAAACACTCGTCTTAGATCTTGTGTACGTGGTTAGTAGTCCGTGTCACGCCCAGATCCCTTTCTGGTGCAGGATTTTCTCTTTTATTGAGTCCGCTTGAAGGTCAG